CAGCAACTGCATTTAATAAAAGTTTTAGTGGTGCATATTTTATGATTACATCAATATCAAGGTCTTTAAATAAAATTACAGCACAATTTACGGAGGTCAGTTAATGGCAATTTCTACAGCAGCTTTTGATGATGCTAGTGATGGGGGATCAAAAGGCACATTTACACCAGACAGAAACCCAAATATTGGGGTTCAATATGGAACAAGTTATGAGGGTATCGTAAGAAACCAAGCTATCGGTGGAGAAGTTTATACACTTGAAAGGTTTGGAAAAAGGAGAAAGTGGGGAATGACTTATTCTTTTTTAAATAGTACAGACCAGGGAAAATTACAGGCATTAATAGATTATGCAGACGGAAGAAAAAACTTTTTCTTTTTTAGTGAAGATAATTTTGGTACGACTGGCATCAAAGTTCGGTTTGATCAAGATACTTTTGCTTTTGAGGAAGTGGCACAAGGAGCAACAAGCATCACGCTGAATCTAATAGAACAATTATAGATTTCTCTCCTCCTCTCTCCTCCTGCCCCTGGCGATTACTTCAAAGGGGGCAAAACTTAAATTTTTGGCTTATATTTCACCCTTAAAGCTCGTATTATTATTTTTTAGTATAAAACCCTCTTAAAAAAAAATAAAGAGTTTAAAGTGTTTATTATAGATAAATTTAATGTTTTTTCACTTTTTTCACTTTTTTTAAAAAAAACTATTTGTTTATTCATTTTTAAGTTTAAATTGAGTCAACAATTAATTAGTCTTTAGGAGGACAAAATGAAAAAAATATTTCAAAATAGTAAAGCAATGCTAAATTACTCAAAAGATTTTTGGAGTGTATCAGAAATGTTTATTGATGCTTACTGGTG